CCGAAAATGTGGTAATGCCCGAAAATGTGGTAATGCCCGAAAATGTGGTAATACCCGAAAATGTGGTAATGCCCGAAAATGTGGTAATGCCCGAAAATGTGGTAATGCCCGAAAATGTGAAAATGCCCGAAAATGTGGTAATGCCCGAAAATAAAGTAATGCCTGAAAATGTGGTAATGCCCGAAAGCGCACAAACAACCATTAATTTATTTAAGGGAGATTGTTTAATTGAAATGGCACAAATCAAGAGTAGGTCAATAGATATGATATTATGCGATCTGCCTTACGGTATAACAAAAAATAAATGGGATATAATTATTCCATTTGATAAATTATGGGAACACTATAATCGAATTATAAAGGACAATGGCGCCGTTGTATTATTCGGTTCTCAACCATTTACATCGTTGATGATTACAAGCAATTTAACACATTTTAGATATTGTTTAGTATGGGAGAAAAATAAATTTTCGGATTTCTTAAATGCAAAAAGAAAACCGATGAAAACCAATGAAGATATTGCTATATTTTATAAAAAACAACCTACATATAATCCACAATATTGGTATTCAACGCCATACACGCGATGGAATACACAGTCGGCGGTTGATAAACAAACTAATTATGGTAATCACAAAGAAAACTTTGTTGAAAGTTTAGATGGAAAAAGATTACCCACTACGGTATTAAAGTTTAATCGCATAGAAAGACCAAAACACCCAACTCAAAAACCAGTTGATTTATTAGAATGGTTGATAAACACATATTCAAATGAAGGCGAAGTAGTATTGGATAATTGTATGGGCGTAGGTTCAACTGGCGTTGCTTGTAAAAAATTAAAAAGAAGTTTTATTGGAATTGAATTGAATGAAGTTTATTTTGATATAGCAAATGAATCAATTCATAGTTAATTCTAATATAAAATCAATAAATTTAGTTAATGCATTTTTATTTATTGTTTTTTTATGTTTTATATCATAAACTGGTTTTGATGATGTTCTTTTTCCATCTAATATATAGATTATTTCATCGCAAATATATTCATTTATAAAATCTGTAAATATTTTAGTATCTTCAGCGATGGCATTTTCTAAAGTAAAGATACAATTCTTTACATTATAATCAAATTTTTTAAACATTTTGAAATCGTCACACGCGCGAACATAATAACAACTATCTAAATATGCTTTACATTCAATAACTGCAACAAATACTCCATTCATATAAATGTGAACATCAACCTGATGTTGTTTAGTTAGTTTTTTTCCATCTGGTAGATCGATTATTAAATCCTTTTTATCGTCATTTCCGCAGCGGGCATGTAAATCTATATTTAATATTTCTCCAACTTTATTTATAGTTGTGCGAACAAATGTCTCAATATCAGCCCCTCTCGTTTCTCGCATTTTACCGCCACTACATCCATTCGTATTGATTTTACACCATTCATCGATAATGTTAGATATTTCAATTTCCGCCCATTGAATTACTGTTTGTTTTATATCGTGTTGATTCATTGATTATAATGTAAATCATATAATAAAAAATGTTTTATTCAATTTTATATAGTTTTCGTGATGGTTTTCCATCTCATATTTTTTGGATATGAGATGGAAAATGAACGAATGGTGCATTCTGCGGTATTTTGTTGATTTTATTCGCGGCCAATGAGTTAACGCCAACCACGTGTATTACTCGATTCAAGTGATTCTTCATTCTCAAATATTGATTTAACACCAATTGGCGCCATAAACACGTGTAGCAGAAGCACCATACTAAGCGAAAACGACATATTACATTCGACAATGTTCATCCAATAGCAAAGTTCAATAATTTTCCGAGTCGTTTTAGCATTTACTGTAATACTTAATGTGGATGCGTCAATGATTTCGTTATATTTAGTTATTGAGTTTAGGCGTTCATATGGCGGCGCAAAATCCATTATATATTGAACGTCCTCTAATGACAGCGTAATTCCTTGAGTTGTAAATTCGGCGTGTATTTCTGACGTCATTCAACTATAATGAGACAAACATTTAAGTTTAAATACGAAATAATAATTATCTTTCAAAGATATGGATATTTTATATTATAGTAATCATTGTAAATTTTCGCAAAAAGTCATTCAGTTTGCAGTAAAAAACGATTTAACCAACAAAATGCATTTCGTATGCATTGATAAACGCGTGCGTGACCCACAAACTGGCCAAACTAATATTGTATTGGAAAGCGGCAAACAAATTGCAATGCCTCCCAATATTCAAAGCGTGCCGTCTTTACTTACCCACAAAAATCATACAGTTATTTTAGGCGAAGACATTATTAATTATTTCACGCCACAAGTTAAAGAAACGAATATGATTGCAACGCAGGGCAACGGCGAACCCATGTCATTTCAAATTCCCGTGTCGAATAGTGGTATGAATATTGTATCCGAGAAATATACGAGTTATAGTATGACCGCAGATGAACTTAGCGCCAAGGGTAATGGCGGTTTGCGACAAATGCATAATTATGTACCTGTGAATAATATGCAAACTATTAATACTCCTCCAGATACTTACCGTCCCGATAAATTATCAACGAGCGTAACTGTAGATACGCTGCAACAGAAACGCAACGAAGATGTGGTTTCCCGCCCACAACTCATATAAAATTGAAATCGAATTAATTCTAATATTATGTTATAAAAATGGAAACAGTTGTTCGTAATAAACGCGCGTATATGAAAACGGTGGACATTGATATGTTGAAATATAAAGATGCGATGCAGGTTTATACTCAATATAACAATTTCACGCAACAGATGATGGAACTCATCCAAGAAATAAATCGGGTTACTATTTCCAATTTCAATGCGGCGCAATTAACGTCCACCTATAGTGAAAAACTCGCATTGTTGACGTCGCGTCCATTGCACGTGATTGACAGACTTACTGGCGAAATTGTATATGAGATTGGAGCAAACTCGGTTGTTGTTATAAATGACGATTTTATGAATGAATTTAGCGTGGCTTATCCCGAAAATGAATATGGCCCGATTGTAACTTTATGCCAAATATAACATCCCGATTTTACCCCGATTTACTTTACCCCGATTTACTTTTCAAAAAAAAATTGAAATCCTTTTTTTTGAAAAATATAAAATAAATTGAACCCGAAAAACATTGAACCTAAACTCGAAAAACATTGAACCTGAAAAACATTGAACCTGAAACAAAATGGCATATAAATTTCGTATGTCGCCAGAGCAATTGGAAGCCACGGCTTCAATTTTGGCTGGTTATGAAACGCAACGATATAGTATTTTATTTGCACAAATGCAATCTGGTAAAACGCACACCTACCTCGCCGTCGCCTGCGAAATGTTGCGTTGCCACCAAATACAACACGTTGTGATTTTCAGCGGCAATGCCGAAACCGAACTCAAAAAACAGACCATCAAATCCCGCAGTGAATTCATCCAATATCAATATCGCAACTATCTCAAAAACATAGTTTCCGACATTGATGAGTGTATATATGAAATGGAAGAAAAAATCGCCATAGTATGGGGCGCCGAATTAGACTCGTATTCAGGCGCAACCACAGACACATTATTTATATTTGAAGAATCTCATTATGCGCAAAACATCGGTATGCGTACGGATAATTTCCTGCAACAATGCCGTGTGTCTTCAACTGGAAATAACGATGTACTTGAAGCCGCCAATAATTACGTATTGTCCGTTTCTGCAACCCCGTTTTCCGAAGTCGCCGATAATTTACTAATGTCACGAGACAAACATCTGGTAACATTGAAATCGGGCGAGGGTTATCGCGGAGTTAAATATTTTATAGAGAATAATCAAATTGTTGTGATGAAAGATTGGAAACGCGAACTGACGACTGCCATCGTTGCATCGGCGCCAAATACATATGCAATTATTCGTATATGTGACCGTGACGATTCCGACAATGAAGCGACGGCGACCAGTATTGCACGTAGTCTCGGCTGGAATGTAATGCCCTATAATTCCGAGTCAATAAAACGCAAGGGCATAACCTCGCTTGACCATATAAAAAACGCTCCTTCGCAATCCACGTTGATTATAATACGTGAAATGTGTCGTATGGGTAAACGCATCGACAAGACGCATTTGGCGTTTGTTATGGAGACTGCAACGTCGTCCAAATCCGATACGGTTCTCCAGAGTTTATTGGGACGGTGTTGCGGTTATCACGCAAACGATGCGATACGTATTTATATTAGCGATGAAATTGCAAGAAATAAAGAAATCGAACGATTTATCGGGATGACCGAAGGTAATATGGAAGAAATGCCGAAAAAAGCGCGTAATATGAAACGCAAAACAACGACGCGTAACGAATTATTCAGCCACGAATTGGAAAGCGGCGCGGCGTTTGTGAGCAACGGTGGGTTTAATATCCCGATTTTACCCGAGACGAGCACCGACGCCGAGTTAATGTATCAAACATTACGCGAATGTATATTACGGTCATTAGAGCCACGTGTTGCGCTCGGTCCAATGCCAACACGGATTACGAGCAACCAAGTTGGTGATAAATTATGGCGATGTATATATGTATCCGCCGATGTATTGGAGGCATTAAATACGGATATTAAAGCAAAAATTAAAGCGGAGTTCGAGTTATATATTGTATGTAAAAAATCACGCGGGAAAACGCACGATGAAATGGGCGATATGACCCGATTAAGCGAAATTTCGTGGCATATATAAACAAAAAGAAAACAAAAGAAACAAAAGAAAAAAGAAAAAGAAAAAAGAAAAAGAAAAAAGAAAAAGAAAAAAGAAAAAGAAAAAACAAAAGAAAAAAGAAAAAGAAAAAAGAAAAAGAAAAAACAAAAGAAAAAACAAAAGAAAACAAAAAAACTGGACAAAATGTCATTTTTTTCGTAAAATTGAAATATAAAAATCGCATTAGAATAAAATAAAATGGAAACGTTATCACCAACTCAACTTAAAAAAATCCAAGACCGAATGCGACGAATGGTTGCATGGTTGGAACCACACACTAAATTGCCAAAAATGAATATGGCAATGCTTAACCATTGTTACGCTGAATTATTGAATTCTGAACATAATTACGTCACAGTTTTCAGTGGATTTCACGGCAGTTATGCGTTGGTTAAACTCGACTGCGTTTATTTTATAATAGCAAACAGCGAAAACGAAATAACTGCATACTTGCCTTACAATTTAACCGACACGTTTAAAACCGACGCATCGGAATACACCGAATTCATCAAAGCGCACCAACCTACCGAACCAAGTGTACATAACTCGGTTCACGCCGACGCAATAACGCACTCGTATGCGTTTCTTGACGATGAACTCGATTTGAATAATGATTTCGTAATAAAGCAAGGTTATTTAGAAACGATATTGCTGCATAAGTATAACGGCGTAATATACGAAATTCGCATTAGTTGGGGCGCAATCAATTCGTATTCGATTGTAATATAAAGATTGTTATATAAAGTATATGTTTGTTTATTTATTGGAATCGACCAACAACGCAACTTATGTCGGCGCAACGGTAGACGTCGACCGCCGATTAAGGCAACATAATAAAGAAATTAAAGGCGGCGCACACGCGACTGGAATGCGAGTCGACGCAGGCGAAACGTGGCGACGCGTATGTTATGTCAAAGGGTTTCCAGATTGGACGTCGGCATTGCAATTCGAATGGCGATGGAAGCAAATTAGCCGTAAATTGCCGAAAATGTTGCCAGTTGAACGACGTAAGCAGGCACTCATCCAATTACTGGCATTGGACCGACCGACGACAAAGGCGATTACATATGCAGAATGGCCATCACTCCCAGAAATTGTATGGGAATCGCAACTGTAATTTGCAACTATGTTATAATAATAATATAAAAATAAATGTTCTTTTTATATTAATGGATAAATCAATATTAAGGGCATTTAATACTCATTATTTTGAGTTATTGGATGACCTCATCCGCGCATTTCCCAATCCGAATTTATTGACATCGAGAACGACGTCTTTAGCAATAAAAACGGCAAATCCGACGAGTTTAATAAAGGCATGGCATAAATATATAACAACGCAATATGCCGATACAATAGACAGCGGCGACCTTGATTTTTTCTTTAAAAAAGATTACGAACACGATTTAGCACATTTATCCAATGCACGTGATATATTAAAGATTATTGATACATTTAGAGAACCCTTTTCGCAAATGGATGCCGAATCTAAAGCACATACCCTGAAGTATATTCAAAACTTGTGTAAATTAACGACTGCGTATATGGAATAAATGCGTGGCATTATTATAAAATTATATATAAAATGCAGAACTTACAAAATGTGTTGCTGATTGATAGTTCAGTGCCGAATTATCAATTATTTGAAAGTTCGGTAAATGCATCCACTCTGCCGATTATATATAATTCATCCGTCGAATTATTGACATTATTACGCGCGAATTTTACAACAATTGATAGGATTGGAATTGCATTTATAATGGGTTCAATGTTTTTAGATAATGCCCCGTTTTTGGCGTCTGATAACGTTACATTATTATTATTAATTATAGCCGAGTTTAATGTGAAAACGATTGATTTTTTGGCGTGTAATACGTTGAATTCGCCAGCGTGGGTGGAGTATTACAATATTTTGGCGCAATCGGTTATAGTGGGCGCATCGAATGACCGAACTGGTAATATTAAATACGGCGGAGATTGGGTTATGGAAAGTACGGGACAAGATATTGAATTGATTTATTTCACTGAAAATATTGAATATTATACGTATTTGTTGGATTCAGGTTGGCATAAATTTTATATATCGAATGGGATTTTATTTGGAACTGGAAAAAATAACGTTGGTCAGTGCGGCGTATCTGACGCATCTTCGATTTGGTATAATCCATCTGACAGCATTAAAGTTGTATCAATGCCAACTACATTGCAGAATTTCCCGTCGACAAAAACCGCCAAAAACGTCGCGTGTGGATTAAATTTTACTATGGTTTTAATGACGGATGGTACCCTATATGGTATAGGGGATAATGCATTTGGTCAGTGCGGTGGAGTTGCATCTATTTACACATCAATAACCCAGGTCATTATGTCAACTCGTGCGAAATATATATCGTGCGGAGACTCTTTTTGTTGCGTTTTAATGACTGACAATACGGTTTGGGGGTTAGGTTCGAATTCGGATTACCAATTAGGTACGCCGTTTACAATCAGCAGAGGAACGTTACAACCAATGCAACTGCAAGGAAAACTTGCCCGCTATATATCGTGTGGACGTAATTTTACTATGATTTTAATGACTGATGGCACTATATATGGAGTAGGGAATACTACAAATGGTAGATTAGGACTTGATGCATTATTAAATATTCCTATATTAACGCAAATTTCGTATAATGGAAGTTATATTACCAATGCCCAATATGTTTCGTGCGGAACAACACACTCGGCTATATTGTTAACAGATGGCACCTTTATCGGAACTGGCAGCGGATTGTACAACGGGACTGGAACTGATACGTTTACTTTTAAACAGATTCAACTTAATGCAGGATATCATGTTAAATATTTTTCGTGCAGCATAATTAACACAATAGTTTTAATGACAAATGGAACGGTATGGGGACTGGGGGACAACCAACGAGGGGAACTTGGAAATGTTGCGACTACAACTACTTTAACCCAATTAATGTATTCAACCGCTAATCCAATTATTAATGCAACAAATGTTACGTCATCAGATTACGTTACTGCAATTTTATTAAATAACGGGAATGTGTATGCTGCGGGTAATAATAATGAAGGTCAATTAGGAATTGTAGCAGTTACGACCGCCCAATTGGCGCAAACTACAAGGAGTCCTGTGCCAAGTGGATATATAAATGTTTTTACGAAAGTAATATTAGATGCGCCAGCGACGTACATTAATGATATGATGGATTTTCCGCCTCCTCCCGCATTGTCGTCCATTATTGTAATTCAAAATGGAAATGTGGTCGGAACTGGCGCAAACTCATATGGACAATTGGGGCAAAGTACGACTGAAGATGTAATAACTGGATTATCGAGTACGTTAATACCAAATTCCCCTCAATATATTTCGTGTGGCAATTTTCATACCTGCGTTCTGACAAATGGTGCGATTTATTCAATGGGGTCAAATCAGTATGGACAGTTGGGCATAGGAACCAATGTCGATCCTAACGCGTTAACCCCGATGACAATGAATAGATTAACTGCAAGTCGCATTGCGTGTGGCGGATACCATACCTGCGTTCTAATGACGAATGGCGACTTGTATTCAACTGGGTCAAATAAGTATGGACAGTTGGGCATAATATCCAATGTCGACGCAAGCGGGTTAACTCTGATGCCGTTTACGTCAAGAGCAAAGCACGTTGCGTGTGGCGAATACCATACCTGCGTTTTAACGTATGATAATAAAATTTATTCAACGGGTTTAAATTCGAAGGGTCAGTTGGGCATAGGAACTACAACCGATGCAAGCGGATTAACACTAATGACTAATGTACCTGCAGGAAATATTCAATACGTTGCGTGCGGCGCCGCACATACCTGCGTATTAATTGATTCCAAACTGTATACTACGGGTGATAATATATATGGTCAGTTAACAAATACAGTAGCAAATACAGGCGCAACTCAATTAACCGCTGCCCAATTACCAGTGGGAGATGACAGTATTGCATCGGTGGCTTGTGGGGCATATTCAACCTACATTTTAACGTCGAATGGAAATGTCTATGCGGTTGGTAAAAATAATGCATCCAGTCTGGGCGTATTAAGCACCGCTACTAATATAACGACATTTACTCAAGTGAATTTTGGCGTATCCGCTACTTTCGCTAATATAACAAGCAGTAAATACGGCGTTTATGCGACTGATGCCAATAATATTATGTATTCAGCGGGACTTGACGCCAGCGCAAGTGGACTTAATTCGTCAGTGTCAGGCGTTACGTATATGATGGATATGAGGATGACGGACCCGACCGAATATATTCCGCCACCCACTCCCCTCGCGCCGCCAGTTTCGTCGGTAAATGCATACGGCGCGGTTAATGTATATAACGGAAATACAGTTGGAAATACATTCAAATCATCATTTAATATGTTCAATGATACAACCAATTTTACCACATTATCGCCATTCGGCCCAACTGATTTTAATATATTAT